AATGACCGGCAACCAAGCAACGGTTGCATATGAGGAAGGCGCATCAACCGGCGAATATGCTTGCGTTGTTATTTCATCGCCTGACGCTGACGAAGATCGCTTGATGCACTCGTCCATTCTACAAGAGTTGACACTATCAATGAACCCAACCGTCAACGGCGGAAGACTTACCGCTTCAGGTGTGTTCTTTAGTGGATATCAACCGGTAATCGGAACAGAGGGAACATCGCCAAACGCTACCGCAGTAGATTTCACAAAAGGATTTTTCGATTGTACAACTATGACAATTGGAGGAAATGACGTTGTTTTGAATAACTTTGAAATGACCATATCAAATCCGGCTCAAAGAGTAGGATTTTCAACTGTCAATTCAATTAGTCACGAACCTTCCGCATATATGCGAGGTGGTCAAGTCAACGTAACGGGTACAATTAGCGCAAAGCTTGACGACAATGTTGTTGATACAATCGCAGATTTTAGGGCGGGAACATCGCGAAACATTAGCATTGGCGACGGATCAACAATTGACTTTGATATTCCAACCGCTAAATATACCGGATACACTCACACAAATACGGATGCGGGAGTCTTTATTGACTTACCATTTAAAGCGATGGCAGATGGTTCAAACGCATTGTTTACAATTGACATAACATCATAATAATATAGGGAGCGCAAAATGACAATTAAAGTCGATGGGAAAGAATACATAATAAACGAATGCACATACGGACAAAGAAGGGAACTTCACAAATTAAATGCTTTGACTTGGTGGGAGGGCAAGATGGATGTCGGGGCATATTATGAAGTCTTGGAACGTGTGGGCGAAATAGCCGGATTAGGCGAAGTAGAATTTCAAGGAATGGAAATGCCTGAAATTGATAAAGTTCTTCAAGCGGTATTTCTTGAATACTTGGGAATTGATCCGGGAAAAAAGGATTCCGGGGGTTAAGCCTTGCGGTTTGGTGCAGTTTTTTTGGTACTCCAAAACCGCCTAGATCATATAGTCGCCTCCCCTATACTGTGGCGAAACTCCCGGTTACTTATAAACACAACGCGGTAAGGATAGAAACGATTGATGACATATGGAATATTATTGACAAAGTTTGTGAACCTAGTGAAAATTACACCGATGGTCAAATTTTGTACTATACCGTTCCATTCTTTGCAGATTGTTCTTATTTGCTTGAATCTTGGCACTATGATATGATAAACGAATATAATTATATCAAAAGATTCAATATATCGCTTGGCAAACTTGATGATATTTCAGCGCATCGATTAGATTGTTTTACAATAATTGATAACGAAATGAACGCTTGTTCAGCAGAAAAGGCAAAAAAAGAAAATGGCAACTAAAGACCTACTTTTAAAACTCCGATTACAAGGAGCAAAGAAAACAAAAGAAGAACTTAAAGGCGTTGAGGGCGGTATTGGGAAAATGGGCAAAGCTGCCGCGAGAGCCGGTGCTGCCTTTTTTGCTGCAAGAGGTTTGATTTCAGGAATGAAAACTTCAATCGAATTAGCTGGGCGCTTTGAAAAAGTAAACGTTGCATTTGAAAATTTATCAAAAGCGTCAGGATTTAGCTCTCAAGCATTAAATAAATTAAAAATCGCAACAGATGGCACCATAAACTCTATTGAATTAATGGAACAAGCCAATAATGCAATGTTATTAGGAATTGTTGACAACGAAAATCAAATGGCTGAAATGTTTGATATTTCACAAAGGTTGGCTTCATCTTTAGGTCAAGACACTTTATTCGGTGTTCAATCATTAGTAACCGGACTTGGAAGACAATCAAAATTAATGCTAGACAACTTAGGTATTATGATTGATGTTGAAAAAGCTAATAAAGACTATGCAGATGTTTTAGGAATATCATCAAGACAATTAAGCGATCAACAAAGAAAACAAGCTTTTGTAAATGCTGCAATGAGTCAAGCAAGGGACTTAGTTAAAGATTTAGGAGAAGAAAATTTAACTGCCACAGATCATTTCAACAGATTAAGAACAGCAACCGACGAATTAAGGATTTCATTTGGTACAAGATTTTCTAAAACAATTGCTGATGCCACAGAAAGCCTTTTAAAATTAGGTAAATCAGCTTTTGACACTATTCAAAAATTTAAATTTAATGTGCTTAATAAAGATGTAAAAGATTTTGTTAAAAGTTTAGTAGATGGTTCAAAGCAAGTCATTGAAAACGGAGATTTAAGCAAAATAAATCAAGAAATTAATAGATTTGCCAATTTACTTGAAGAATTTCCACAGTTAGCAGAAGTTTTAAAACCCGCAATTAAAGATTTGCAAGTAGCAGCCGACGCTTTAAGACAATCACAACAAGAAAGTCAAAAAATAGTTGAAACCGTTTCGCTTAGCAAAAAAGAACTTGAAAAATTTTCTCAATTCGCTTCAAGTGCTTCCGCTTCTTTAGCAACTTCCGCATTGATGGGGGATAATTTAGGTCAAGCATTAAAAAGGGTTCTTGCGCAACAAATCTTAATTACTGCACAATTAAAATTACAAAAATTTATTCAAGAATCTTTAATTGGATTAGCAGCGCCGGCGGGTACATTTGGTGGATCAATACTTGGCGGATTAAAATTTTTATTTGGAGGTTCGCCAACTCAAGCATCGCCCTCGCCAAACATTACCATTAATCAAACAATTAAAGGCGGAATGGTAGATCACAATTTTGCAGCTAATAGCATTATCCCGGCAATCAATAAAGCGATTTCAACCGGTCAAGCTCGTATCAATCGATAATGTTATCATTTGATACTTCACTAAGCAACGCACTTAAAAACGCGAATACAACCGCTTTTTGGGTGTTAAAACTATATTACAACGATGATACTAATACTAGTAATTTTATTGGCGTTAGTGATAGACATCGCGAAGATGGTTCCGACATATATTATGGAATTGTTGCATCGTTTGGAACAATAAGACAAAGTTTAGATTTTTTTAATTTTACAACTTCCATCGGGAATATGTCGGTAACATTAATAAATTCTGATAGATCGATAAAAGGCGGAAGGTTTACAGATTTATTTACAACGAATAACTTTGCAAATCGTAAATGGGAATTATTCCTAAATACAAACGAAACTTCAACGCTTGACACTTCGGCACGTATGATTGCAACCGGTATTATATCCGGCGATATAAATTACGACAGAAATAATGTTTCAATTACCTTATTGGATAAAAATTCTAAATATCATAAAAGATTACCAACATCAATAGTTGATTCAACTACATATTCGGGCGCACCGCTAAACAATATTGGCAAACCTATTCCAATGGCTTTTGGAGATTTTCACGAAAAAGACAATATCGGGACAATACCAACTACACATTTTGATAAATATTATAATTTTTACAAAGGCGCATTCCCGGCTATAATTACCGATAGATGGGACGTACAAGGACAAGAATCAATTGCGCTTGCTGACAATGAAACATTGCATACTTTAGACGCTGAAAACTTATATATAAATAACAAAGATTCTTACGCAACATTAACAGATTCAAATAATGCAGTATCTTTTCCAAGTTCTGGGACATATAATGGCAAATCAAAGATAGAATTTAGAGGTTCTGATGCGTCCGTTTTTTTACCACTTAGTACTTCAAATCTAGCTTCTGAAAGTGTAACGGGTAGCGGTGCCGTAACTGATGAGGAAAACACAAGCGATGGTTCTTTTTCTACTTTGGCAACTTGGACGGCAAATGGCGCAACGACCAATAATTCTGTTTCAACAATGACTTTCGCTATTCCAAAAGCAAACAGATTAGGGGAATATAGTTCGGTAAGCGTTTTGAATCGTTGGGGAACCGTTTCAGATTTGAGCGGAGAAGATGACGATGTTTTTAGATTTACCGCAAATTCTCAAAATGTTGATGTCGATACTATATCTTCAAATTCTGAACTTAAAACAAGTGTTGTTTCTTTATATTCAGGAAAAACCGCAAATTGGGATTTTGAAGGTTCAATTGAATATTCTTTACGATCAGGAACCGCCAACGAATCAGCGCAGATATTAGAATCCGGACTTGTTGTTGATTTTAAGATAGAAGATATCGAGCAATATGTTGATGAAAATATTCAAGAAGGAATTTTTACTCACGACAAATACAATGTTGAAACCGGAGAAATGGAAACAGTTTCCGAAAGATTTGTACTATCAAGAACTGACGCAATAGTTGTCCCCGTCAAAATAGATTATATTTATTATAGCGGTAAAGGGCGAAAGTATGGTTCATATATAGACGCAGATTCAAGGAATCAAGGATACAATGCAAACGATTTAATTGAAAATCCAATTTTTATAATTGAATCACTAATGCGCGATGAATTGGGACTTTCTTCAAGTGAGATAGATTTTGCAACTTTTGATAATTCAGGTAATTCAACAAATGGCTTTATTGGCGATATATACGAAGACGCGGTTACAGATATAAAATTTTCATTTTGCCAAAATAAATTTATTGATTCAAAAGATTTAATCGACAGATTAGCAAGATTTTCTTTGTCGTATGTATATATTGGCGGAGATGGTAAGTTTAAAATTAAAACCTTAAGGCGATCCGATGACTATTCGTCCGCCGACGATACCATTGATTACAATGATATAAATTCAGTTAGTATATCAAAAACAAATTTAAACAATGTAAAAAATGAAATTATTTTAAAATACAACCACGATTACGCGTCTAAACAGAATAAATCAGAAGTCACCGTTTCGGATTCAACTTCGCAAGGTTCAGGAGTTGAAGGTTTTAATCAATCTTTAAAATTTGAGGTACAAGCCAACGAAATTTTAGATGATACAACCGCGACAAAACTTGCAGAAGCTTATTTATACTTAATGAAAGATAGAAAAGTAAAATTAAAATTTTCAACATCACGTCCAAGATATAATCATTTAGAAATTGGCGATATTATTAACTTTAGCAATTGGCCTTCAGAATTTAAGTTATATGGTCAAACGCTTGGCGGTTCTTGGAATTCAACAACTTCAACCTTCGACGCAACGACGACAACCTTTGAAAATACCGCAGCCGGTTATTATATGATAACAGATATCGCCAAAAACATTAATTCAAGCAACATCGAAGCAATAAGGGTATCATAATGGCAAATATGAACATTAGAACACCAAGATTTTATCCCGACTTAATAAATTTTTTAATGAGTCGCGGAACAGAACAGAACGGAAACTTTGACGTAATAACCGGAAGCAATCTGATTGGTGTTCAAACCGGATCAGAAGCCGAACTTTTTGATATGCGTCCCTTAAATAAAGTTGACTTTAATACAAGCGCGGGAACATCCGACCACGTACTTATAAACATTGATACACAAAGCACAACCGCCAAGAAATCTTTTGTTGCAATATTAAATCATAATATGGCTTCGGCTGATGCTAAAATGTTAATCAAAGCAAGTAACACCGAAGGTCACGTTTCCGCCGTTGATATGGGAAGCGCAACGGCTATGTCTAATTCTGTTAACGTCGTAAACGGCGCAATAAGTACAAATCACATCGCACCAAGTGCGGACGGAAGTACGATCGTGACTTTTGATGAAAGCGCATTGAGATATTTTGGCATACAATTTGAAGGTAATAGTGGCGGAACATTTAGTTCGACCGATCTATTCATCGGATGTATATTGTTAGGCGAAGTCTATGAAATGCCACACGCCCCGGATTTAGAAATTTCAACATTAATTTCATTCAACAGATTAAACGACTTACAAGAATCACTTGGCGGACAACGATTTAGCAACTTAAATACTTTTGGAAGAACTGCAACAACAACATCAAAATCGCCTTTTACAACTGCATCAAATGGCGCAGATTCTTTTGGCGGTCGTTTGATTTATGATCTTAAATTTAGTTTTTTAAATAATACGGACTTAATGCCTGATGAATACGGAACAAGGAATGCAACTGACGATTCATTTGTTGAAGATGTTTGGAATAAGACAAACGGCAATCATATTCCTTTTATCTTTTCTATTGACAAAGATTCAGTTGGTTCAAATGCAGAATCAGAACATATCTTCGGACGTTTTGCCAATAATACCTTAAATATGCAACAAGTCGCGCCCGACATTTCAAATATATCTTTAACTATTGAGGAGGAATTTTGATAACTCAAAAATCTTTAAATAAAATCGAACATTTATATACGGCGTTTTATACTTCAGTAATAACAATTGTTTTATTATTTGGAATGTTTAAATGCACGGAAGAACAATATGTTTTTGGATACAATAAAGATTTTGAGCAAATATATCAAAAGATGTTTGAAGTTGATTCGCTTATGGGAATGATTAGTATCAAAGCGGATTCGATAGATTGGCAAAGATTAGATTCACTAAACGCGGAGTTGTATGAGTACTAATGAAAAAGGGAAGGATTATCGTTTTAACGCTCTTTTTGGGGTGTTCAGGCGCGGAACTATATATTAATGATACAAATGGTCAAAAACACTATTACGGACGGAAACCGAGCCATTCAGGCGAATATTTTTGTTTTTACCACGAAAGACTTGAAAAGGTAGAAGTAAGGTAATGGAAAATATATACGCAGAATATGGAGCGATCGGGGTAATCGTTTTTTTATTTATTGCCTTAATTATGAACTTAATTAAGTCGCAAAAAGCACAAAACGAAGATTTAGACCAAATTCGTCAAGATATCGCCAAGCTTGAAACAACCGTTTCTAATACAATGTCAATATGTGTAAAACTTGTGGATAGATGGAATTCTTCTGACCAAACACGCGATAGAAGGCACGAAGACACAATAAAAGAACTAAACGACATTAGTGATGATCTTGCATATCTTAAAGGAAGAATCAACGGAAAAGGACTATAAAAAAAGTTATTGATATTAATAATATTTCTTTTTTATTTTATTTCAACGATTAATTAAACATCTTTGGGAGGATGAAAATGAAAACACAACAAAAAGAGCGAATTATCAAAAATGCTTTACTTGCTTATGAAAGAGAATTAGAAAGAGATTTAAAGGAACTTTCAAAAAAAGCAGATAAAATTAAAAAGTCAGATTATAATAAAACAACAAAAGACTTAGAGCTTTTAGAAATAAGCAAAGAAGTTTCTTTTGTTTTGTCGCAATCAAGACAATCTAAAATTTTATTTAGAAAATTATTAAAATATTAAATTTAAGGCTTGAGCTTAACAATTGATTAAAATCGAAGTGATTATTGATTTTTTGAAATGTACATTGCATTAATTTCACATAATGATAAACCGCTTGAGCCTTAAAAAATTGATGAAAATTTATAAAACTTAAGTATATTAGAATATGATTTTAGGAGGTCATAACATTAATTTGGCGGGGATAACTCCATACGTCATCATCTCTCCGATGGCGCATCCTCCTAAAATCGTCATACCCCGCCAACTATTTTTTGGAGGATAAATGCAAAACCCAATATATATGGCATATGTAGAGATTGATACAGAATACGGCCCAAAAGGTCATAGTCTTAAATATTCAACAATAAAAGAACTTACCGAAGAAATTGTTGAAAGATATTCAAACTATCACATTCATTATGCTTATAAATGCCAACAACCTGAAAAATTTGATGATCAAAAGAATCAATGGTATTTTGAGAAGTCAAAAAGAATTACCGACATCATTCGGGAAACTGTTAAAATAAAACGATTAAACAAAGGAGGACAAAATGTCAATTAAAATACACGGAAAGGAATACGTACTTGTTGATGAGCGCGTTGATGAATTCCATAAATTATATCCGAATGGTCGGATTGTGAGTAAATTATTGAAAGCCGATGGAATGTTCATTGTTGAAACAAAGGTAATGCCAGACGTTGAACAACCAAAAAGATACTTTACCGGTTTAGCATACGAAGTTGTTGGAAGTAGTCAAATAAACAATACTTCAGCTTTAGAAAACTGTGAAACATCATCCGTGGGACGCGCACTTGGATTCTTAAACATTGGCTTGGTGGGTTCGATCGCATCGGGCGACGAAGTACAGAACGCAATCCATCAGCAGGAAGAAGACGACACGGTCAGATTTGGAAAACATAAAGGCAAAAAGTGGAAAGATTTACCTTTAGAATATCTAAATTGGTTGATTGAAAATACCGATAAAGAATGGATAAAAAAGAAGGCATATCAAACCATAGATGAAAGAGATTGACCAATGGACACACTTAATAAGACAATTCGCAAAGGCTCAAATGTTGATGGGAATAAAAGTGACATTGGACGTGAAATTTTCAATGTTTGGAAGGAAACCGAAAATCAACGATTTAAGCATAAAACAACTTCAACAACTACTTCGAGAATTACGGAAGATATACGACGCAACCAAAGATTCTTAAATTCATCATATTATACGATAATACAAAAATGCGAACAAATAGAAAGTCAGATTAACGATCTAAAAAAAGACGTTAAAAATACTAAAGAATTGTTTAAATTATTATAATCGGAGATAAAATGGAAAATAGAATATTTTATTTTAGTAAAGAAGGTGAACAAACAATGGCGATAATTGTTCAAAAAGAACTTGCAGAAGACAAACGTGGCGATTTTATACGAATTTACAAGCAATTAGAACGCAACGATTGGACAATGAAAGAAATCAAACCAAAGGAGGATCAAAATGAATCTAAGGAAAGACACCCGCAAACGGGCGAAGAAGTCTGATAAATTAACTTATTATGTAGTCGCTTTCACTTGCTTCTATCTAATAGCGCAATTTATTAGGGTTATGTAGTGGCGAAACGATTCACGTCAACCGAAAAATGGAAAAAGAAATGGATAAGGGAGTTAAAACCGGAACACAAATTGTTTTGGTTTTATCTCTTAGACAATTGCGATCACGCCGGTATATGGGAAGTTGATATTGATTTGGCTTCTTTTCAAATCGGCGTTGATCTTGATGAACAAGAAGTTTTGGCAGCATTCAACCGAAAGATAGTACAATTCAAGGATGGCAAATGGTTTGTTCCCAAGTTCATTGAATACCAATATGGGGAATTGAACGAAAAAGTGAACGCTCATAAATCAGTAATCAAAATATTAGAAAAGTATGAGTTAAACAAAATAATTGAACACTTGCCCAACAGTTCCCCAACTGTTCTAAGTACTGAACTAAGTACAGTACAGGATATATATATGGATAAGGATAAGGATAAGGATAAAGACAAAAAGCGAAAATCTAAAAAAGAACAACTAAAAGAAATCAAAGATAATCTTGTAACGTATGAAAACGACTTTCCACGTTTGAATATAGAATTTTATTATAATTCTTTTGTTGATTGGTTGAGCGCTTCTGATAAACGTTATAAAAATTATTTTTCAGCGTTCCGGAATTGTTGTCGCCAAGAATGGTACAAAAACACGTCTGGATCTTATAAGGAAGAAGAAAAAAAGGATAATATGATTATGGCGGGATGTTCTAAAGGTTGTCACAAAAGAAAAATAAAACCCGGTGTTTATGCTTATTGTCCGGAATGTCGCGAACAATTGGTGCAACTATGATGGAATTAAAAGAAAAACAACTTCATAAAGAATATTTAAAAGCGATAAAAGATAAAAAACCGGAAACACTTATTCGTCAATTGAAAGAAAAATGGATTAAGGCGTTTGAAAATGTTAAAAAAACCAAGTCGGAAAACATTAGTTAAAAATCTTGATGTTGCCGTTTCAAAATACATCAGAGAAAGAGACGGTCAATGCGTACAATGCGGAAGTCGGGAACGTCTCACGAATGGTCATATATTCACAAGGCGTTACCATTCAACACGGTGGGATATATCAAATGACGGTAATTGTCATACACAATGTTGGCCGTGCAATTTTAAACACGGATTTGACCAATGGCCATATTTCAAATGGTATATCAACAAGTTTGGACAAGACAAATTCAATGAATTGCGCCGTCGGCATAAAGAACTTAAAAAATATAAAAACTTTGAATTGGAAGAATTATTAAAAGAAATAAAAAATGAATCAAATTGAAAACCTAATTAGACAGACGATAAATAATCATTTCATTTTAAGTTTAAAAAAACCTACCAAAAAATATCTTCAGTTTGACGCATATGACAAAAATTATATTGTTGAGATAAAAGCAAGGCGCAAATATTACGAAACACAGATAATCGAATTTAGTAAATATGCTTTCAATTCATATTTTTCAAAGTTACACGATCGGGAATTTATTTATGCGGTCTTAATAAATAACGATTTGTATATTTTCAATATTACCAAATTAGAACAAAATAATTACGATTTTAATTGGGAATGGAGAAAACAACCAAGCACGACTGACTTTGAAAATAATGATAAAATAATGAAATATGTTGGTTATCTTCACTTGAAAGATAGTAGTAAAAAAATAAAATTATGATCCCTTACCACATACCAAAGGAATCAAATGAGCGTAGAATGTCCATATTGTAAAAGCAACTACTCAAGAAAAGAAGGTTTTTACTATACCAACAAAGGTCAAGATAAAAACCAACGCTACTTTTGTTTTAAATGCGAAAAGAAATTCAGCATTCCTATTGAATCGCCTGAAATCGGACTTCCAAAGATATTATTATTCGATATCGAAACTTCATTAATGGAAGTATACGTTTGGGGACTATATAAGCAATTCATTTCACATAATAACATTATAAAAGATAAAGACGGCAATGAAAAGACGTGGTTTGTCATATCTTGGGCGGCTAAATGGTTATATGATAAAAATGTAATGTCCGATATAGTAACTTCACGGGAAGCCAAGAAAAGAAAAGACGATCGGGTTTTGCAATCTATTTGGGAATTATTGGACGAAGCCGACATTGTAATCGGTCACAATCTTGACCGCTTTGATATAAGAAAGTTAAACGCGCGTTTTATTGATAACGATATAAAACCTCCATCGCCATATAGAACGATTGATACTCTAAAAGTTGCCCGGCGTGAATTTGCTTTTGTTTCATATAAACAAGATTACCTGACTAAACATTTTGAATTGCAAAATAAACTTGAAACATCTTTTGACCTTTGGGTTGATTGTATGAAGGGCGACCAAAAATCGCTTGATCTTATGGAAAGTTATAATCGGCACGATGTCATTGGACTTGAAGAAGTATATTTAAAAATAAGACCATATATGAAGAATCATCCCAATCTTGGTGTCTTGATGGATGCTGACGTTTGTCCAAATTGCGGTTGTGAGGACTTAGAAGAACTAGAAACGTTTTATTTTACTACTGCAAACAAATTCCCGGTGTATCGTTGTACGGGATGCAAAACGCCATATATTAGACACAAAAAGAATGTAAATTCCATTCAAACCAATATTCGGAGCGTTCCAAAATGAGCGATCCAATAAATCCAAAATATTATAAAAAAGGCATTGAAACGACCAAATATATACTTTCACACGATATGGGATTTTGCGAAGGGAACATTATAAAATATATTACAAGGTATAAACAGAAAGACGGACTACAAGATTTAAAAAAGGCTAAAAAATATTTAGAATTATTAATTGAAAACAACGGGGACAAGAAACTTAAATAAATAATTTATGTAGTTGAAAATTGTTTTAATTACATTTGTTTAAGTGATAATGTTGGCGCATTCATTGTCCCCAATAAAATATGAAAAATAGAAACTTACAACACAAAGACGATTGGAAAACTCCAAAAGATTTTTATAATAATTTAAATCGTGAATTTAATTTTAATTTTGATCCGTGTCCATATATGCACGATATAAAATTATGGGATGGTTTAGAAATTGATTGGGGAACTAGAAATTTTATAAATCCGCCATATAGTAGAAAATTAAAAGATGCTTTTGTAAAAAAAGCAATTTTAGAAAGTAAAAAAAATAAATTATGTGTTATGCTTTTACCTGTTAGCACAAGTACAATATTATTCCACGATTTTATATTGCCAAATAAAAAAGAAATTAGATTTGTAAAAGGACGTTTAAAATTTTCAGGTTATAATACTAAAAATGAATACGTGACAAATAAAGCGGGAATGCACGATTCTATGATTGTAATTTTAAATAAAATATGAAAAAAATTGCCAAAGGAATTAAAATTTGTTTTGACTCAGGGATAAAGCCTGATCAAATGGTTTTTTATGTTTTAATTGGTTTTAATTCAACGCACGAAGAAGATATGCATAGAGTACAAAAATTAAAAGATTTAGGCTGCAATCCTTATGTTATGCCTTATAATAAAGAAGACATTTATCAAAAAAAATTTGCTAGATGGGTAAACCATAAAGCAATTTTCAAAACAGTATCTTGGAAAGAATATAAGTAAAGGGAGTTAAAATGCAAGAAAAGAACTATATAAACGGAATTATTTTGAAAGAAGTTGTATTTGATGAAGGCAGTTCATTAATAAACGTAGGAATTAAGGTCAATGAATTTATGGAACAACTTAAAGAAATTGAAAATCAAAACGGTTGGGCGAATATTGTAATCGCTAAGAACAAAGAAAAGACAGACAAAGGAATGACGCACCACGTTTACCAAAGCACATTTAAACCAAAAAACGATGATTTTTTTTAATGGGTATTTTATTAGATATCGCAAACTTTATATTCAAGATGGGTTTTGGACTCATAATGCTTTGGATCGGTTTGATCGGTGTCTTGGTATTAGTAAAAGTGATATTACAATCAATAAAATAATGCAAGGTTACGACGAAGAATCCGCAGATTTGGCAAAAATTGCCATAAAAAGACTAAACGTGGTCAAGGAGGTTATGGAACACAATCAGTTTTATGACAACCTTGACAAGGACGAAAGAAAGTTTGCTAAATGGACTTGTGAATGGTGGCAAAATATGACGGATATTCAAAAAAAGATTGTTTTTATGAGGATAGTGCAAGGATTTTCATTTGTTGGAATTGCTGAACTTCAAGGCAAAAGCGTAAGCACAATCAAAACAAACTTTTATCAAGCTTGTAAAAAAACACGTCATTTCAATCCATAATCTTTAAACTTTTACCCCAATAGGGTGAAGGGTTGAATTTGTTTCCCTACCCGCTATTATGGCAAAACATACAAGGCGAAGGCGGTAGACAGAAAAACAAAAAAATAATCTTAACCGGTTAGGATATTTTAAATATGCCAATTCCTCCATTATCAGTTAGAAGGGCGGCACGTACGGCATTACAAACAAGGCGCGAGGTTTCAAAGTCACGCAAGGGCGGAACTGCGGTCGGTGTGGCACGTGGACGCGATCTATCATCAGGAAAGAACATACCACTTGCAACCGTTAGAAGAATGACAAGCTTTTTCGCTCGTCACGATACACCCGCAGAGCGTAGAAATAGACGCGATCCTAAAAGTCGTGCATCAATAGCTTGGGGACTATGGGGAGGAAACGCCGGTCGTCGTTGGGCGCAATCAGTATTAAAGAAATCAAATGGCTAAAGTACGCAAAGCAATCAAAGACAAAAGAACCGGACTACCAAAAAAATATTTATCAGGGGTAAAAGGTGCAAAACGTGCAGAACTTGCGCGAATAATAAAACAGATATCAAAACTTTACAAGGAAGGCAAAAGAGTTCCAAGATCATTAATTAATAAAAGGATTAAACTTGGCAGTAAAGCGTAAACCATTAAGCGCAACCGTTGTTAAATCATTACGCGCAAAAGCTAAGAAATCTAAGTTGTTCAACCTGACAGACTTGAAGAAATCGTACCGTCGTGGTCAAGGTGCATTTCTTGGGGCGGGTTCGAGAAGCGGTGCTACAATGTCAACTTGGGCAATGGCAAGAGTCAATTCAATGATTCGAGGAACTAGAAAACACGACACGGACATAAGACGTGCAGCTTTAAAACGAAGAAGGAGAAAATAAATGCCAAGTCATTACGGAATGAGTAAATTAAAACCAAAGAAAAAGAAGAAAAAAAATAAAATGAAAATTAAAGCGGGTAAAAAGAACACTATCAAAAGGATGTAATTTTTGGCTCGTAATCTAACAGGAATCAATTTAAACGGGTTGACCGCAAGGCAAAGGCAACAAATGCGATCACATATGGTACACCATACAAAAAGACACTTGTCAAAGATGGCAACTGAAATGCGCAAAGGCAAAACTTTTGCTCAATCGCATCGAATAGCACAAAGAATTATTGGTAAATAATGCCAAACGGTCAACTCACAACCAAGCAATATGACGTAAATAATTTAATATTTGCAGAATACAATCCGCGCGAACTTACTAAAGACCAACATCAAGACTTAAAAGATTCAATTAAACGCTTTGGCTTTGTTGATCCGTTGATTGTTAACACAAACAAAGAACGAAAGAATATATTAGTTGGTGGTCATCAAAGACTAAAAGTTGCAAAAGAATTAGGATATGAAAACGTTCCTTGTGTAGAGGTTGATTTAACACCAGAAAAGGAAAAAGAATTAAATGTTAGATTAAATAAAAATACTGGTCAATGGGATTGGGACGCGTTAGCCAACCATTTTGACGTTGGGGAATTGATTGATTGGGGATTCAATGAGGATGAATTACAATTTAAAGAGCCTGAACAAGTCAATGGACTTATTGAAGATGACGAAGTTCCGAAAGTTGAAGAATCAATTACGCAACCGGGCGACTTATGGATATTAGGCGAACATCGTTTATTATGTGGCGATGCAACAAAAAAGGAAAATGTTGAACGCTTGATGGATGGTCAGAAGGCTGATATGGTGTTTACTGACCCTCCTTACGGCATAAGTGTAGTTCAAAACAATCAAATAGGTGGGGGTGGTGCTTTTGGTGGGAAGAAAAATTTAAAAAAAGGAAATAAAAATTTTATAAAAGCAAACAAATATAACCCTATTATTGGAGATGAAAAATATTATGACCCTACTCATTTATTAGGATTATCAGAAAATTATTGCATTTGGGGGTCAAATCATTTTGCAGATAAGTTGCCTAATAGTAGAGGATGGATTGTTTGGGATAAGATAGATGGGGTTGAAGGAACTACAAAAAATTTCTCTGATATTGAGATGGCCTGGACAAATCAAGACAAACCCGCAAGAATTGTTAGACATAGATGGCAAGGATTGTTAAAGGCAAGTGAACACAAAGACAAAAGAGTTCATCCAACACAAAAGCCAATAATATTATCTATAGAATGTTTCAAGCTATTACCTGATGCTTTAAATATACTTGACCCATTTCTAGGCTCTGGTTCAACGTTAATTGCTTGTGAAAAGACTAATCGTAAATGTTATGGAATGGAAATTGATACACATTATTGCGATGTGATTGTAAAGCGCTGGGAAGAATACACCGGAAACAAAGCAGAAAGAATTAAAAATGCCGATTGAAAACGGAGGTAATCGGAATAGTAAAGGACAATTTGTAGCGGGAAACACCGCTTCAGTTGGTAAAGGTAGGCCCAAAGGCAGTCAATCAATTCCGGACATATTACGCAAGATTGGCGAAGAAGAAGGAAGCACAAACGGATTGACCAAGCTAGATGTAGTAATGCATCGCGTATTTCAATACGCTTTGGAAGGTAAGTCTTGGGCGGTTCAGTTTATAGCTGATAGAACAGAAGGCAAAGCACTTGAAAGAGTTGAACAACATATTACAAAGGATGAAATTATAATTGAGTGATATTCCGAATAAAAAAAGACAATATGCTAAAACATCAACGGAAGTTTTGGGATTTAGAGAATCGGATTGTTCTTCTGATCGGTGGCTATGGTTCGGGCAAGACGTACATTGGAGCGCTAAAGTGCATCCAAATGAGCTATTTAAATGCACCAATTCCGGGAATGTATATATCGCCGTCACATCAACTCGCCACGAAAACGATAATCGAAACGTTGAAAGATATATGTAATCGTGCTTCAATCAATTACACATACAATCAACAACGAAGCGAATTCATATTCCACAATTGGAATGGCGTTTTGTGGTTTGGTTCAGGTGACAAGCCGGATTCATTGCGAGGATCGAATATCGCGTACTCTGTTATTGACGAACCATTCATCCAAAAGCGCGAGGTCTTTAATCAAATGATTGCGCGTGTTAGACATCCGGACGCAGTTAAAACCCAAATCTTTTTGACCGGAACACCTGAACAATTGAATTGGGGTTTTGCACTTGCAAACGACCAATCGATGGATATTGGTATTGTAAACGCTTCTACGCTTGATAATCCTCACTTATCAGATGAATATAAACAAAGTTTATTAAAAGCATACAGTCAAGAACAGATTGACGCATACGTTCACGGTAAGTTTGTTAACTTAACACAAGGGCGCGTATATAAAGAGTTTGACAGAGAACAACACGTTATCGAACGTCCTGATCTAAAGGAATCCGGTTTAGAGATTGGAATCGCTATGGACTATAATGTCGACGCCCTAACCTCTATAATCTTTTATAGGGGCAACGGATGGATTCACGTATTTGATGAGGTCAGATTAAAGAACGCCAATACTTATGATATGATGGAAGTATTGTCCAAGAAGTATCCGCAATCTGTATGTTATCCGGATAGTTCAGGAAGCGCAAGACGTTCTTCAAGTGTGCAGAGCGACCACGCTATCGTTCGCAGTTACGGATTTACAATATCAGCACCAAAAGCAAACCCTCCGGTCAAAGATCGTGTTAACGCAGTTAATAAATTAATACGTGAAGGAAACTTTAGTTGTGAGAATTGTCCGAATCTTATTATGGACTTAGAACGAAACGTTTGGAAGGGCAATGATATTGATAAAACTTCAGACAAAGAACAAACCCACGCAAGTGACGCGCTAGGATATGCCATAAATCGCTTGTATCCGGTTCGTAGACGCGTAATGGTGTCAAAGTCGTGGTAATGTTCATCTTGGGTATGTCGTTGGCTTTTAACGCAATATTTGCGTTCTTGTATTTTTACGGAAAACACGTAGAAAAAAAACATCATAGCGATATAAAAGAATTTTTGGCGACTAATTACACTAAACAAAATCAATGGACTTTTTATGACAGTTAATGACGTAGTACTTCCCGACCATTCGGAACAACTTGTTCTTGAGTCGATAAGACAAGCACATAATGGACTTCAAGCGGAGGAAGACGCAGAAAGGGCGACCGCTTTAGATTTTTACTATCACGATAACGTTGACCAACATATTGAACAATACTTTTCCCCTTCCACATTAAATCAAGTACCGGTATTCCCGCAAAAGGTTGTTCCACGCTTTGCTAGGGCGCGTCAAATGTTATACAAGAAACCGCCTAAAAGAATGATAAACGGCGAACAAGCGCAAGAATATCTTGCATTGACACACCACTTGGATTCTAAGTCACAAGAATACACCGAAACAACTTGGTTGACCGGTTGTATGGGTTTTCGCTCTAAGTGGGTAAATAATAAGGTTCAATATGATCTTATTCCATTCTTTAAAAGATATTACAAGGATGGCGAATCAGAACCGTTCGCGGTATCGTATGAAGTAGGTCGCGACTACAATAATAACAGAATATTCGTTTATTGGTCAGTCGATAGGGACGGCATAGAAGGCAAACATTTTAAATATGACCAAGCCGGACGCAAGATAAGTGTTACAGAGAATGACCGCAATCCATATGGAATATTACCCGTAACATTTGCAGAATACACAAGTGCAGCGCACGACGTAGTTCGCGCAGCCGTTCAAATAGGTATTGTCAATACTGAGATTGCACTTGCCACACGTTTTGCGTTTGGTCAACCCGTTGCAACCGGTATCGATGAAGCAACGCATATGAAGCTTGGTATTGACCGCGTTTTATTGATGCCGCCTGAAAGTTCGTTCTCTTTTGTAAGTTCCCCGGCAAACCTTCTCCAAATGATTGAGGTTTCTAAAAGCTTTGCAAATCAAACGGCTATCAATAATCATTTAAGAATTAAATGGGATGAATCAGGCAACGCACCAAGTGGAACCGCATTGCGTTTGATGGAAATGGAAAACCTTGAATCGCGTCAAAGTGATATCCCTAAATGGAAAGACTGGGAAAGTGAAAGATATGAAGTTGATCGTCAAATTATTCGTGTTCATACGGGTAAAGATATGGGCGAAAATTATTATGTTGACTTTGCGGAAGTAGAATACCCACTTGACCAAGAAAAAGAATTTAAACGCCTTGAGTTTATGCTTGAAAAGGGATTGATTGATAGAACCGATCTAATAAGATATTTTAATCCTGATATAAGCGAAGAAGATTTACAAGCATTGATTGCTCGTGTTGATGAAAATAGAGAAGAAGAACAACAAGTAGAACAACCACAATTTGAAGGATTAAGAAGACTTGGCACAATTGGTACTTAATCACATTGCTGAGATTGATGAAATACAAGAGGAAGTAATTAAAAACGCAGAAAACATATTACCATCGATTGATATAGACGAATTATTGAAAGATACGGAAGGATATTTATTGTCACTTGGATTAGCGTTCTTAAATGAACATATTGACGAAATAGAAAAAGGTGCTAAACAAGGGCAAAAATTTGCAAAAAGGATATTGAAAACAATTGGCTAATCAAATATTTACATTAGACAAAAAGTTTGATTTAAAAAAGATTAAGCTTGATTTAACAAAACAATTAAATCTTGCCGGTCAAATAGTTAAGAAAGACCACTTTCAAAGACTTGAAAAGGGGATGGGAGTTAAAGACAAACTGCAACCTTCTAAAAAAACAGAAGGCAAAACTTTAGTCGATACTGGTAAAATGAGAAATTTAGTTGTAAAAAAAGCAACAAGGAAAAAGCAAGAGGTTGTAATTCATCCGGGTAAAACACAAAGATATCCGGGGAAAAATGTTACTATGGCAGATGTAGGATTATTTCATCAAGAAGGAATGGGAAGACTTCCGAAGCGCGAATGGTTTGGCATAACGGAAAAAGTAGAAAAAGATATTTTAAAAGTAGTTGAAGAACAAATTGAAAGAGAATTAAAACGTGCGTGATTTGCAATTGAAAATAGCTAATAAAATATCGGCTTCCGCTTCGCAAACTGCTTTATCTTTGCAAGAATTAATTGGCACAATGAAAGCTTCAGGGATGACAAATCAAGCAATTAAAGAAGTTTTATTAAATGATCTTAATAGGGGTGGTCAATTATTTGGTACATTTAGAAACAATATAAAGAATACAGTTCGTAACGGTGTTGAATTTTCATCAAATCAAAGCTCGGATTCTGAATTTGTTAAAGCCGGTGTAAAAGAATTTCGATGGGTATCCGTTGGAGATAAAAGTGTTTGCATTGATTGTCAAGAAAGACACGGCGAAATTGGGACAATGAGCTTTTATGAAAAGATTGGACTTCCGGCTTCAGGTTTTAGCATATGCCAAACCAATTGCCGTTGTAAATTATTGCCGGTTGATTATAAAGACGAAAATCTTGACAAACCTTTATTAAAAAAAGAAAATTACGATGTAACGTTACGAGATATGGCGGGTAAGCATACAAGGACAAAAGATTCGGATAAATGGCTTAAAAGTAATTTAAAATTAAATTATACGAGTCTAAAAGATATAGATTTAAAATTTAGAAATAAAATTAATAGAACTATAAAAAAACATTTAGATAATAATGCTAAATTAAATTTAAGGAATGTATCTGTTCAACAAACTCCAATTAAAACATATGCTTTTACAAATAGAGCGGGAGGGTTGATAGTAAACTCAAGACTTGTGTCTAAAGATTTTAATATTTCTAATGACCTTAAAAAAGGTGTTAAAAGTGGTTGGAACTTTAGGGGCGGAGATAAATTTGAAGCTGTGATTAGTCACGAATTAGGCCACAATTTATCCTTTAAACATATAGATATAAAAAATAAAAAAATAATAGTTAAAACCGCAAAAGGACAGAAATTAAAAGATTTGTATTTTGAATATATCGAGGATATGAAATTAAGAAAAAATAATTGGAATAAAACTTGGAAAGAAAGTGGAAAAACTCAAGCAGAGAAAATAAATTATATTAACAGTTTCAAGAAAAAAGGAACAAATGCAAAACTATATGAAGAAATATTTGGAAATGATTTTGTTTCACAATATGCAAGTCAAAATGTAATGGAATGGATTGCCGAATCTTATGCAATGGCATATCACACCGCTAACCCTTCAAAATACGCACTAACAGTAAAAAGGTTGATAGATGGCTAGGTTTACAATAACAGTAGGTGAGCCAATTTGTTTTTCTTGTAAACATTTGAATTTATTAAATATAGATAAATTTGCTTGTAAAGCATTTGAAGAAGGGATACCCAAAGAAATTATAAGAAGCGAAAATAATCATTCTAAACCTTTTAAAGGTGATAACGGAATAAGATTTGAATCAATAAACGAGGAGGCATAAAAAATGTCAGAATCAGTACAAGAAAACGTACAAGAGAACGCCGAAGCAAACGGCAACGAGTTGACCGCTAAAGGTCAGACCACAACCGACACTTCCGGGCAGTCGGATTTGTTAAGAGAAGTAATGGCTAAGAAAGATAAGATTCGAGGACTTGAATCACAACTTGCCGAGCTTCAAACAAAAGAAGAAAAAAGACGACAAGAAAGAATGCAACAAGATGGGAAGAAAGATGAATTGATAGCAGAACTTCAAAGTCAAGTTGAATCATTGTCGCCTTATAAAGAACGCTTGGAAACTTACGAAGCAAATCGCCGTCAAGCATTGCTTGAGCGTTTGCCTGAATCAAAACAAGAAAAGTTCAAAGGACACCCAATCGATGTATTGGAAGACCTCGCGAATGAATACACTACCGCAACACCGGTCAAGGTTGATAATCAATCTCCCGGTTCATATGGTGGTTATACTTCTATGAAAGAATGGGCCGAAAGCGATCCGAAAAGCTATAAACAAAGCACTCGGGTTAAAAAAGGAATAATGATTGGCTATGGCAAATAAGTATAAACCATTCGGAGTTGATCTCGATCCAAAGGGAGATTTGAAAGAAAAGAATCTTCCGGACGGAGATATTCACGCCACAATAAAAGGCGAGAAAGTACCATACGAAACAATGATTGACGAATTAGAAGAACGAGCGAACAATGCACAACGTGGAAAACGCGTATCGACCAAAAAGTATTTTGGCGGTTGGGTTCCTCCAAATAAAGAAAAGGACTAAAAAATGGCTGAAACCGATACCGGAGTAGCCCAAGGTGGTCTGGATAAAGTCATTGGAGATGCAATTATTGCCTTCAATGAAACCAACGTTATGTTCCCCTTGGTATCCGTTAAACAATGCCCTCCGGGCGCAATAACCGTTCAATGGCCTGAATATAGCGCAGTTGCTTCATCAGCAGTTGGCGCAGCCACAGACGGTGCAGACTATTCAACAGTAACAAGCATTACAACAACCGCAAGAACCGCGACCGTATCTGAACACGTTATACGTGCAGACGTGACCGACCTTGCAGTAATGGGTAACGCTGACGACATCGCGGGTAATACCGGCGCAATCTTAGGAAACGCCGTAGCTGCGAAGCTCGACAATGATCTTGTGACACTTGGAAAGTCATTTTCACAAACAGAAGCCGGAGCCGGAACTGCTTTAACACTTGACCACATCTTTGGTGGATTAAGACAGTTAAGAGCTGCAAACGCTCCCGCGCCTTATAACTTGGTTATGAGTGACAAAGGAATCTTTGGGCCAAAAGGTTTACAAGGATTACTTGTTGACGTTGCCGTGACCGGTTCAAACTCAAAACCCGCTTCACTATTAGGCGAACAAGGGCAAGAATTCTTGTCACGTGGATTCGTTACGTCACTCGGTGGCATCGATATTTATTTCTCAAATGAAATTGATGATGATGTCTCATCGGGTGGGGATACCGCTTCCTTTATGTTCTCAGCCGGTGCGATGGGATTAGCGGTTGGCCCTGAAGGTCTAATGCGTATTGAAACAGAAAGAAACGCTTCTTTCCGTTCTACTGAGTACGTTGCGACCGGTTTTTGGGGCGAAGTCGAAGTAAAAGACGCTTTTGGTGTAACTATACTTTCAGACGTTAGCTAAATAAAACAATGATACGGGGCGGTTTATCCGCCCCTATCTTGGGAAAGAAAAAAAAATGTATTTTAAAAAAGAATCAGGAATAATCTTCGAATACGACAAAGAACGTCACGATCTAAAATCTTTAAAAGAACGTTTTGTTGAATGTGATAAGGATGGAAAAGAGATTAAAAAGAAAAAAGCTAAAAAGGCTAAATAATGGCTTTAGGAAGTAAAAGACATATAAATTCAGTATTGAAGGAATACTTCCTTGACGTAGCCGGGACAACCGATGCAATGTCATTTAATGACGCTATGAGGGCGGGATTACAAGAACTTGGATACACCGGAAGTTTGATGCAGATGTTAAAGACTTGGGCGAATGATCTTGAAGGCCCGGGCGTTTCAAATCTTCCGATATCTGTTGCATTAAAAAAAGCCGGTCAAAACTTAGTAGGCGAAGACATTCACGACGTGACCGAAGGGTTAAAAGAACTTGGCGAATACATAACCTTTGGCAGTATTTTGACAAAATTTGAAGAAGAAAAACGAAAATTTGCATTTATTGATTAAACCGCACGGAATAGCCGTGCAACTTATCTTATGGAAAGGAGATAAAAAATGGCAGCATTAGGCTCACAAAGTATAGCAAGTTCATTTGAACAACTTTTGCACGTTGACGCGGACGGCGGAGGAAATGGCACAACACACGTCTCAGTAAAGGACGGCGACAACGGAACAACATTTGGATTCACAATAGCAACCGATGCATTGATGATGACCGGAACAAATCGCTTAGAATTTGGAGATACCGGAACATATATACATCAAAGCGCGGACGGTGTGCTTGATCTGGTTTCTGATACAGAAATTGAAATAAACGCAACCACAATCGATATGAATGGCGCGGTTGTGCAAGACGGCGGAAATTTTACAATTAATGAAGATTCGGGAGACTATGACTTTAGAGTTGAATCTGATGGAAATGCTAATATGTTTTTTGTAAATGGTGGGAATAATAAAGTCGGGATTGGGACTGGTTCTCCTTCATATGTTCTTGACGTAGAAAGCTCTGCAAATGATTGGGTGGCAAGTATAGTTAATAGCGCATCCTCTGGAAATGCGTTCTGTCAGCAGTTGCAATTTTCTGGAGTTTCGCCAAACAACACCACTTCTAAATTCCAACAATTTATAGATGGTGGCTCAACTGTAAGATTTGAAGTTAGGTCAAATGGTGGTGTTGTAAATTTTCAATCAAACGACGCTGATTTATCCGATGAAACCGTTAAAGAGAATATTGTTGATGCGCCAAATTGTCTAGATACAATAAACAATATTAAGGTTAGGAATTTTAAATACAAAGACCAAACCGATAGCAGGACTTTAATCGGTGTAATTGCTCAAGAAGTAGAAGCGGTTAGCAGTTCGCTCGTTGATGATTCCGAAGAATTGAAAAGAGTTTATAACAAAGATATAATGTTTATGATGCTGAAAGCTATCCAAGAACTATCGGATAAAGTGGAAGCATTAGAAGCATAATCTAACAGGGAGGCAAAATGCAAAAACAACGACTTGAAGAGCTAAAGAAACAAAGACTAACCTTGATTGCTAATTTAAATGAATTAAATTATTTAATTGAAGGTTATGAAAAAGCTTTAGAAGCACAAGAAAAGAAAAATAAAAAAGATGACAAAGCCGGAAACTGAACAATATCGAACCGATATAGTTGAAAGATTGGCAAGGATAGAATCAACTCTTGAAGCAGTACACAAAGAAGCAACGGACACAAAACTTGAGATTCAAATGCAGAACGGACGCGTAAGAGCTTTAGAAAATAAAATGTCAGCGATTCAAGGTGTCGGATCGGTATTGTCAGTTATCTTTGGCGGATTCATCGCATATTTATTCAAAGGAGAATAAAATGTTAGATTGGTTCAATTGGACAAATTTCTTTTATTTGATGGGATTGGTTGTAGCCGGTGGCGCAACAATGGTCGGTTTAAAATACAAGAAACTTGTTGACGAATTAAAAGAAGTTTTCAAAGCATTACAAGAAGCGTATGAAGATGACGGCAAACTTGATAGTGAAGAACGCAAACAGATAATGAAAGAGATTTTGGACGTAATGGGCGCACTTTTAAAGATAGCTTGGAAAAGATGACATTTGATGAAATAATAGATCACGTCTTGGAATCTGAAGGCGGTTATGTAAATGACAAGCACGACGCGGGTGGTGAAACAAATCTTGGCATATCAAAAAAAGCATATCCGGACTTAGACATTAAGAATCTTTCTGTTGAACAAGCTAAACAAATCTACTACGAAGATTATTGGGTTCCGTCAAAAGCTGAACAACTTCCAAATCAATTACGCGAAGTTTACTTTGATATGGTTGTCAATTTTGGAAGGCGCGGAGCTGCAAAAGTTCTTCAACAAGCTTGTAATGGAAAAAACACTTACAAGATAAAAGAAGACGGATTAGTTGGCTCGGCTACGATCGGAGCTTGTAAAAACCTTGAGCCTGACAGATTGAGAGCTTATCGCGTTTTAAAATTTGCAAAGATAGTCATCCGCAAACCTTCACAAGAAAAGTTTTGGTTTGGTTGGTTCCGTAGGGCGGTCAAAGTATGAACCTAGATGATAACATTCGCATAATAAAAGAAAAGGCCGGGAAGATAGATATAAACGCCTTAAATGATGAACCACAAAGACATTATATCGATATTGTTGAACTATTAGCATTAATAAACGATTTGGAAATCCCCGTCAAGATAAATATGCAAGAAAAAAACAGGATTAAATATTATGAGTAGTTACGAAGCGGTGTACGCAAATTCAACAACAGATTTGCAATATATAGAACCAAATATAAATAATTATAATATGCGCCGTGTATTGCAAAGCGATTGGCAATCCTCCGGAACAACTGATTTATATTATCTTTATTCTTCCGGTCACGTGACACAACTATTCAAAGATGGCGAAGAATTAACAAGCGTAACCGATACACCAAACGCGAACAAAGAATACAATTATAATTCATCAACCGGATTACTAAGTTTATTCTTGACCAACTCATCAACAACATTATTGAATAGTTCGGTCATTGAAGGCGGTCGCGATTGGGAAGATCTAAAACTTGAAGCAGTTAAAAAAGCTTCTGATATGGTGAGAAATATCGTGCCATTTGGAATCTATCCGCGTAAAGGTGTTGGAATGGAATCAGCAACCGGAAACAATTGGCCCGAACTAATTGTTAGAAGTACCGCAATAATTGCTTGTTCTGATCTTGTTCGTCCATTCGATTTTGAAAAATCAGAAGAAATATTAAATAAAGCAATGAATCCCGAAGGAACCGGCTTTTTGGATATGATAAGAAAAGGCGAAATCGCTTTATATCAAGATGAAGGAATGGCGAAACACGATGGCATTCTTCGTGAAATATCAATCAATGCAAGTTCAACCGGTTCAATCATTGACGTAAAAGGAACGCCAAGCGTTGATTGGGATGTTGTAAAAATTATTATAACAACCGCCGGGACATTTGCAACGGGTTCGGCTTCTTCTGTTAAATACTCAACGTTTGTTTCTGACGATACCGGATTGAAAACATCAATTGTAAAAGATGCCGAGATAATTGACGGATCATTTCAAGATATAGGACGAGGAATGGCGGTTAGGTTTTCGCCCGGTGTATATACTATCAATGACGAATGGGAATTAGAAATCTCAGGCGTTTTAGATTCACGAACTATGGCAGTCAAACACGCTAAAGCGGAGCGCATTTAATGGCAACTTTACAATCGCCACTTTTCGCAGAAAATCATAATCTATTTTCTGAAGAATCGAACACCTTTGACTTTGGTTCAAATGATGCGGATTCATTTCAAAATACATTATATGACAATGTAATGGTATCATTACAAGATTTAATGCGAAATGAATTCAATATCCCGGTCATTGATGAACATCGCGGCAACCAATCGTTTGTCCTTGATCCAACAGAAGATACATTAATTGAACATTTTGCAAGTGGACAATCGCGTTCATATGTTATAAATATTATATATACATTGATACGCGGCGGAGGATTTAAAATGGTAAAAGAAAATTTAATTTCAACGGCTGAAAACGTAAAAAGATTGATTCATAACAACGCACATTATTCGCCGTCAGGTGTTTATAAATACCACGATGGACGTATTGAATCGATTGAATATGAACAAGATGAAGAAAATCTTGACATCTTTCGCGCTAATATGTCGTTTAATTGTACCGTTACGGAGGTTTATGTATGAAGTATATTATTGGAAAAAATATAAACTCTTTTAATTCAATCAATGATTATCACGGACTTGGAAAAGAAGTCGCAAAAGCATTGGCAGAAGGCAAAGAAGTTGACATCAAGAATCCGCCCAAAGAATTATTGGATGGTGGATACATTATCAAAAAACAAAAAAGGAATAAATAATGTCATTAGATAAAACAGTATATTCCGGAAAACAATTTGAATCGTTCTTTTCAATTCAAACGGGCAATCTTGGCGCGAATAGTGTATCCGGAACATTGTATAAATTAAGAACACCCGAAGTCAATGATATTGATTTCTCAGAGGGTTCACAAAGAGCAGAAATAGAACGATCAGGGCAAAGAATATTAAGACCGGACGATCATATCGTTGTAAATAAAGGCGGAACATATACTTTTACTTTTAGCGATTACGCGGTTGAAAACGTCACGGTTCTTCAATCATTACTTCAGCTAGTATCAGAAGATGACTCTCCAAGTGGAACGGTTGTAATGACCGGCAACCAAGCAACGGTTGCATATGAGGAAGGCGCATCAACCGGCGAATATGCTTGTGTTGTTAT